ACAGGCATGGCAAAAGATTTCCTATGCCATATATAGATTTTAATGAACCAAGCAGACAAGAAGGAAGACACAGAATGGTTGTTGCAGGACAAGAACTTGGTTGGGACACAAAATTTCCTGTATTGGCAGTCAATGGAAGTAAAGATGCAAAAAATCAAAAACTTATGTTTATGGATGCTGAACAACAAAGAATGATGTTAAAATTTCACCCAAATTATGATATTGAAACCGTAGATGTAAACCAAGTTGTAAAAGACAATAAAATACTTGAAAACAATTCTGTATTAAATAGACGCACAGAACATTGGGGAAGTAAATATGATGATTATGAATTGCGTTCAAAATATTCATTATATGATTTTGACGAACCAATCAAATTAAAAAAAGAAGATGGACAATATAGAATATTGGATGGCAACCATAGAATGATAGCACTTAAAAACGCAGGTTATGACAAAGTGCAAGTATTAGTTCAAAGACCAGGAACAAAAGACAAGAAAGAAGATACAACATGGATGGATGATTTCTTGGATGTGGAAGATTTTATGTAGGGCATCATGGTGAGTATGAACACCATAAAAAACCATAAATACATGAGTAGGAACATGATAAACCCTAAACACGAGAGTAGGAACTCGATAAACCCTAAATAACATAATAAAGGAGAAAAAATTATGGCAAACATCAAAAGCGAATTCAAAAGGGAACTTTCAAAAATCACAGGTGAAGATTATTTCAACCCAAAGTTTAGAGAACTTTTTGACAGATACTTTCCAGATGATGATAAAGATGTAGAAGAAGTGAAAGAAGAACCTGTTGAAGAACTTGAAAACAAAGTAGAAAACAGCGAGGTTGAAGAACCAGCTGTTGCAGAACCTGTTGAAGAAAAAGTTGAAGATATTGAAAAAGCAGAAGATGAAAGAGAAATCGACAAAATTGAAGAAGACAAAGCCGAAGAACCAGAAGTTGTAGATGAGAAAAAAGAAGAAGTTGGTGAAGAAAGCGAAGAAATCGGAAAAGAAGTCGATGAACTCAAAGATGATAAAGTTGCCGATGAACTCTTGGATGCAAAGATTGAGTTGGAACTTATCAAAGATGGCGTAAGACCTGAACGCATGAATTCTGCTAAAAAATATGCTAAAATAGAAGTTCACTCACTCGAAGAACTCGACAAGATTAAAGAAATCTTGAAAGAATTTCCAGAATGGGTGCGTGGTTATCAAGCAGAAAGTTTTGGTTCAATCGTAAACGATGAAGATGAAGGACTTACCGCAGAAGAAAAACGCCTTAAAGAATTGGGCATTGACTAAAAAATTCTTAAAAATAATAATATAGGAGAAATACAAAATGGCATACGCAGATAGCACATTATTGCCACAATCTTTCAGATTTAACACTGTTGAAACAGTTGATACAGTGTTCTCAAAGATTTTGGTTCAAAACCTTTTCAAAGATGAAACATTTAAGCCAGGCGTAACTTTCACTGACAAATACAATGAAAGGGGCGGACAAATTTACGCAAGAAGACTTGGCAAGACAGCAGCAGCAGTTAAAAACGCACTTGCATCTGGTGGACTTGACCTTCAATCAGCAACAGAAACAGCAGACAGCTTGGTTCTTATTCAAAAAGAAGATGCAATTTCTAGAAACGAAAAATGCTATGACCTTGTTGAAACATTGAGAGCAAGCGGAAAATCTGTTGACAAAGTTGCAGAAGTAGTAGCAGAGTTCAAAGAAGCTTGCCAAATTCTCTGGATGTCTTACCTTCTTAAAGACCCAGCAACATCAGGCGGTGTAAAACTTGGTGGTGCAACTCGTTCTGCATCAACAACCGCATCAGCAACAAAAGCAGCATTCATTGCTGATATGCTTGCTGACAGAGAGCAAATCAGAGTAAATGGTGGACAACCTGATGTTCTTATCATCAGCCCAGCAATCGAAAGTTTGCTTTTGGCAGATGCTTACACATCTGGTAACGCATTTATTCCAGAAACTAACGAAGAAGTATTGAAATCAGGCAAAATCGGTCGCCTTTATGGTATGAGTGTTTACACATCTAACCTTATCGGTGGCGGAACACCAAGTGTTCTTCCTGTTGCTGGTAACGCACCTGCAAACACAGGCGATGCAGCAAATTGCGAATACATCATCTATGACCACGATACATTTGCTATTGCAATGGACATCGAAGGACTTAGACTTGTAAACGCACTTGATTTCATTGGTTCTCTTGCACAAATTCAAGCAGTATGCGGTGGTGGAGTTGTAAACCCAGCACTTGCTTATGCAAAAGTGGTGACACCCTAGTCTTGCTCTATCAGTTGTTCCAGCAGTAGATAGCGATGGCGATTTATTTGGCAAAGTTGCAAGTGATTTACAAGACATCACAATTGCACAGGGTGGAATAACAGGAACACTCAACTATATCGCAGATTATTCATCAGCATTTAGCGGTGATGAAGCAAGCGGACATTATCTTGCAATAAAATGTGAAGCAACAGACGGAGCAGTTATTACAGGACAAGTCATTGGTGGTGTTCATGGAGCAGTCACTCTTGACAGCGATGGATTGTTAGTTTGCAGAATTGCAAATAATATGCAATCAATTCAAATTGTAGCAACAAAGAATGGAAAGAGCGTAACACAAAATTATTCATTATCTGGACTAAATCTTGCATAATGAAATATAGCACCCTTCGGGGTGCATATCACGAATATAGGAAAATCAGCAAGTTCAAGTCTTGCGTTCGTGAAATAAATAGGAGCAACAAATGGCAAAAGTTTACTATGGTGGTTATGGGCATAACCCAAACCCAAATGGCAAAAAGTATGCGTATATTGGGAGCAATAACTACCAAGTAGGACAGAATGTTGTTGCACCTGTAACGCATTATATAAGCGGAAAAAATTACAAAACCATGTTTACTATTCAAGACCAAGCAGACATGAACAGCCAACAAGCAGAAGATACAATCGTTGAGTTGGAAAATATGCGAAAAACGATGAAAAGTTTGGATGGCACAAATGTCATGGAATTGCCAGGTGCTAGAAAATACGCAACAGCGGAAGCATGGAAACAAGCATCAGAAGATATTGAACAGGGCAAATTAAAGGCAGCAGAAAGGTTGCAGACACGACAAAGTGAAAACCCTGTAAAAGCAACATCAGCTGAATTCAAAGCACGACAACAAGAACGCTTAAAAGGTGATTATTACGAACAACACCAGCAACTTGTTGAAGCGATGAGAAAATATCAAGACAAAATAAAGGCAGATGAAATGAAGAAAACACCTGAATATCAGATGCAAAAAAGACAAGCATTAGGTCAAGCGTTTGAAAGATACAAACTCAAAGAAACCGATGAGCGAACATTCAAGCGTGAAGTTACACAAGCATTAACCAATTACGCACCATATGATTATTATGAAATGACCGATGCAGAAAAAGGTGTTGACTTATTTTTGGAAAACATAAAGAAAGGCAGACAAACCGCAATTGAACGATTAAAAAATTATAGGAGATAATTATGAAATTCAGTGATATTCCATACTATAATGACCCAACAGATTTTGTAAATGGTGGCAATAAATACCCATGCAATACTCAATATATGATGTATAACCCACTTGAACATAGGTATTATTTGACCGAGCAAGCATTAGAATATTATGGCATCGATGTTGACAGAAAATATGTCAGCGACAGCCCAAACAAAAGAGATGAATTCATTAAAAAAGTTTCAAACAAAGTTTATGAATATATCGAATATGTTGGCGGTTGGAAAAGATACCAAATTCTATTGTTCAGAATTGCAAAAGGTTATTGTAGGGGTTATGACCCATATTCTATGAGAAAACAATTCCAAGATGCATTGGTATATCAAGCACAATGGTTGATAGAAAATGGAGATAGTGCAAAATTCTCAAAAGAAAATGTTGAAAAAGGCATTGTTGAAGAACGAGCACCAGAAGAAACTTGGATGAACACAAGCGACATTGCGGTTGGCACAAAAAGAATTATTGAAATTTTAGGACTGAACAGATGGTTTAGTTTAGGACAGCAGGTGGTGTTGACAGATGAATATTAAAATTGACAAAAGAGTTCCATTTGGTTTCAAAGGCATTTGGGGAAGGTGTTATAAGTTGACAAATTACAACGAAAATTACGCCTATAACGATGAAAACTCGAACCCAATAGCAATTACATATCAAAGGGCAACATATTACGATATAGGGTATGATGTTCAATTCAAATTACTCGAAGATGGTGTTGATAAATCTGTCAACAACACATTGCCAATCGACAACCTAGTAACAAAAGGTGAATATAGAGTTGTTAAAACAACCGATGCACATTTTGAAAACGAAAAATACGAGTGCGTGGTTCAACCAAACGACATTGTATATTTTCAAAAAGAATATTGGGTAGTAGAAAAGATAGACGAAAGGTCAGTTTACAACCCAAATAGACAAACATTTTATTATATATCATTAAGAAAGATATTTGATGAAGTTATAACAGGAGAAAATTGATGCTTAA